GGAAACGTGCCTGTTTAACACGTACCCGTCGCATCATTTCATTTATTCGCTCATAAGGCATTAATGAATATTCATTTATTCCACAATAACCTAAGTTAGGGCCAGCAATTGGCTTTTCACCTGTGAACACATAAAGGGGTGCTTTGCTCCAAGGGAAGTAAAAAGTTTTGTCAGTCTTATTTACAGAAATTCCAATTTTATTTTTAAAATCAATTTCTTCAAATATTGGTAAAATGTCTTTTTTGTAATCCGAATAAGAAGGGCATAATAAACCGCCTGCGCAATTCATGTTTAAGAATGACAGTCTCAGAAGTTTCTGTGCAAGTCCGTATGTTTTCCCGCTCCCTAAACCGCCTGCAAAAAAAAGTATGGGTGTTATATTGTCGTCGTGGAACAACTTTTGGGAAGGTGTTTTTCTGTAAATAATATTTTTTCTCATTCATTTTCTATTCTGTTTTTGGCAATATTAAAATATGTCTGATCTTTTTCTATACCAATAAATTTTCGGTTTAATAGCTTGGCCTGTTTTCCCGTTGTGCCGCTTCCCATAAACGGATCCAGTATTAAATCGCCTTCATTTGACCAAGAAATTATATGGTCATGTGCTAACTTTTCTGGAAAAATAGCTGGGTGTTTTCTTCCTTTTTTACCCTGATTATTATAGTAAAAAATATTATGCCGCCTTCCCAATTCTCTTATCTTTTTTTTATTGTGTCCGCTAACTCTTTTTGTTTTATCTTTTGTGTATTGTGTTCCATGCACATATGTTCCAGCGTGTTTATTAGGCTTATCTTCTATAGGGTTAAATGTTTTGGGCTTCCCATTGGAAAAAATAAACATATATTCAAACGCCTGTTCATATCGGTTATGTGTTAATGGTACGACGTTATTTTTTGCGTAAATCATAGTGTCATGTATATTGAATCCTATATTTTTGAAATATAACGCTTGTTTAAAACTGCTACCTGTTTCACTTCCTTTTATGGTAGCATCTCCCACCACCCAAGCAATTACACCGCCTTTTTTTATAACTCTTTTTAATTCTTTTGCTATGCCTTTAAAAATTTCAAAATTCCACTCTAAAGAATTATTATACGTTCTTAAATTATCATAAGGTGGCGACGTTAAAACCATATCAATAGAATTGTCAGGAATGTTTTTCATTTTATCTATACAGTCACCATGAATTAGTTTCATTTTTTCATTCATTCATTTTTTCTTGCACAGCTTCTAATATAAATCTTTCTTGCCACATTTTTCTAACGTCTTTAATTAATATTAAAAGTAATGGTAGTAAAAAAAGAAATAAAACCATCACAATGTAATTAAAAACAATGTTAAAAAGTTTTTCTGAAAAAGTTAATTGCATTTATCTTCACCTTTTTTAGCAACTCCACACGTACACTTATCACAATCATTTTCACACTCTGGGCACGTTAAAAATAATTGGCCAATTTCATTTTCCATACAATACCTCTAGTGTAGCAACTATCATTAAAATAATAACTATAAATTTAATTAAACTCTCAATTGATTTATCATTCATCTTCATTCTCTTCCGTTATAACTTTGTAATCTGGGTCATCTGGGTCAACAAAATTTAATTCATCTATAACATGATGATTTTCAACTTTATCAGTTTGACCACACCATTGTTTTCCTAACCAGATCAACATTGGCACACTTCCCGACATTGCAACTTCATATTGTTTTTGAAATAAGTTGTGAACTGTTCTTGTCATTATTTTGCGTCTATACTGCTCAAAGCTCATGTCGTGTTTTTCCCTAATTCGCCTTTTCATTGTACTAAGTGAAACACCTAATCTTGATGCAATATCTTCTTCATAATGTTTAAACTGGCACATAACGTCTAACAGTTTCCAATCTTTTTCATCAAATTCAATTTTTGGCCTTCCATCTGGGTTGTTTGATTTACTCATTTAAACATTCCTTTAACTCATCATAAGTTTTTCCATTAGATTCAAGTGTTGCTTTTTTACAAGTGTATTCTTGCCATCTATTAATTATTACATCACAGTAATGTTCATCTAATTCCATCCCATAACATTTACGATTAGTTTTTTCACAGGCTATTAAAGTTGAACCTGATCCAAGAAAAAAATCTATAACACTTTTAGCATCATCAATATAGTTTAAGCAAAATTCTACAACTTGAATCGGTTTTTGGGTGGGGTGGACGCTTTTCCCTATCGCTGACCTATTTACTTTTACAGACCTTAGTGCTTTTTGCTGGTTTGTCCATGCGAGTTCACCATCAGACATTGATAGTTGCCCAGCTTGCCCTTTATCCCAATATATCCAACCCATAGAAGGTGGCAAAAACTCTGTCATATAATTTCCACCAAAAACTATTGACGGTAAATTTAGCCCTAACATTGTTTGGAAAAAATCACATGGCGGTATATTTTTATCCCAATCTTTCTGTTTAAAATGTTTTCTTTTATGTTTTTTGTTTTTAGTAAAAGTTTCCTGTTGCCCCCCTCGATTTATTCCATAAGGTGGATCAGTGAAAACCATATCAGCCTTTTCACCATTCATTAACTTTTCAACATCATCAATCATTGTACTATCACCACACATAACTCTATGGTTTCCAAGTAACCAAACATCACCACGTTTAGTAATTGGATCATGTCTTACTTCTGGGACATCATCTTCTTTTTCTTCATCGTATTTTTCTATTGGTTCAATTACAAAATCTTTTATCCCTAATAAATCAACGTCAAAATCTGGGCCCATTTCTAATATTTCTTGATTTATCATACCCAAATCAAGATTTGCCCAGCCATCTTTACCAATTGCATTGTCAGCAACTAAATGAGCATAAATGTGATCTTCACTCTCAAAATCTTGATAAACAACTGGAACTTTTTTTATTCCTAATTTCTTTGCCGCCATTAAACGGCCATGACCGCACACAATTGTTTTTGTTTTTCTATCAAGTGTTAAAGGTGTTCTAAATTTATTATACTCTACAATCTTGCACAGCCTTTCTATTTGTTCATCACTGTGCTTATGCGAGTTTTTCGGGTGTGGTTTTAAATCATTCACATCAACATAATCAATTTTTAAATCTTCAATCAACAATGAAGTCATCATCTTCCTTTTCGTCTTGAAATAAAACTGCTTTTTTTGTTAGGTTTTCTTGCCTGTGTTTTATGCACACATCACAGAACATGATTGTAAAATCTTTGACAATATCTTCAATATTTTTTCGGGTAAAACTGTACTTTCCTAGAATTTCTTCTTCACGAATTTTTGCAGTTAAATTATTTAGAAGTAAATCTTTTCGTTCATGGTTTTTAAAAAACTTTTGAAGCTCATCTTTATCTTTAAAAATTTCTTCTATGTTTTTATTAAAAAGTTGCTTGATTTTGTGGTTCAGCATTTACGTTTCCTTTTGATTGCAACATTTGTTCTTTTGCACTTAAAAATTTAACGTGTTCTGCGTTTACTTTTCTAACTTTAATTTTTTCAGACCTTAAATAATTTACTTCATGTGTATGTTGATCGTTTTCGTATGTTAATTTTTTCCCATTTACAACTCTAATTGCTGGCCCACATTCAGCGACTAAATTTCCATTTTCGTCAATTCGTTCAATCACTTCATGCGTATGGCCTGAAATTGGAGAAGCGTGCCATTGTTTTTTTCCAAAAGAATCATAAGAATGAAAAAAATGGCAATGGTCAACAGGTTCCCATATTGGTTGATTTTGAATATAAGAAACATTTTTTCTTGTTTGTGCAACTTCTAATTTGTAAAGATCGTGGTCGACTTCTTGCTCGCCTTTATAGACTCTTTTTACTTCAGACATATTTTCCCCCTATAGTCTTTCGAGTTATTTTTATTATTGAAATTTAATTTTGTTATTTTGTCAAATAAAAAAGGGGAACCCGTTAAGATTCCCCCATCCAACTAACAAAGAGACGTTATTGCAAATAGCAACAACAATTCACCTTACCATTGCTCTTATTGTTAAAATAAAAACTACACTTAAAATTATAATTAATTGAATTTCAATTATCGGGTCAACTTCGATCATTTTATTTTTTTCACCCCAACGCTTTTCGTTGCTCTGCATTGAAAAGGTTCATTGCTGTAATAATAATACCTGTGATTAAAATAAACAATTGGCCTTTCACAAATAGCGTTTTTAAAAATGCAAGTTTCAATGTTGTAAATTACACGACAACTTTTAAACATACCAGAATCAACTTCTAATTTATATTCTTCAATTGTCCTAGCGTCCACATTTCTTTTTCCACAACTTGCCAATATAACTAATAAAACAATTAAACTTGCTTGCCTAAAAATATTTCCACACATTCTCTAATCCCTTTTTCACTTTTTTTATAATTGAAAGATAAATAGCCTAAAAATGCTAACATTATCCCTACTGTTAAACTTAATATAAATAATATTTCTGTTGCTTTTTTTATTAGTTTCATTTCTCAAACCTACCGTAATGGTTTTCTATTAAAAACTGGTCAATGCTTTCTTGGTTTTTAACCTGTGTGGTTTTGCAACCGTATAAATGCAATGTTAGATAACTGCATATTGCGAGCGTTATTGCCCTTAAGAAGTTTTTCATTTTTCTCTCTCCTGTTGTAATTTTCTTTGGTTTATACATATATTTTTACAGCTTTTAAACACATTTTGTAATTTTTTCACACTTTAAAACACAAAAACTGCCCCTAACATATTAAATTCACTGACCATGTAAAAAATACATACTAAAATTATTAAAATTATATGGGTTAAATAAATTATTTTGATTTTTTACCTCTGTTTTTTCTCCACCAATTGCGGTTATGTTTATTCCTGCAATTTTTACAATGGCTTTTTTTGCCATCTAAGTGTGTGTCACATGAATGAAATTCAATTAGTGATTTTTTTATTTTGCATTTAGTACAAATTTTCATTTCTGTTTCTTTTATTTTTTATTTTCCATTAAAACATTTCGTCTTACAGATTTTTTTTCATCTTCTGGAATTATAAAAGTCCACAATCCTTTATTCATACAATAATCTAAAAGTTTTAAATAACGTTCTTTAAATTCAATACATGAAAAATTCATTTCAATTGTTTGTTCAATAAAATACAACGCTTTTAAAGCGTCTTTGTCATCTTCGTTTAAATTAGTCCACATATGGCTTTAATTCCTTTCGTTCAATTGGTGCTGGTGCATAGCCTTTGCTTTTAATTGTTTTCATAACTTCTTTTTTTATTTCATAACTTGATTGTTCATCTTTTAAAAACAACGCGCTTTCTAAATCGAATTGCAATTCAAAAAATTGTTTATTTGCTTTTGTGTGATAACGTGCTTTATCTATTTTGACAAATGTTCTAGGCGGTTTACATTCAAAAAAAGTTGTAATGACATAATTGTAAGAACCAATGTTAGCCAGTGTTGCATTTCCCCTAACATCTTCACCGCTAATGTCATCAATTAATAAATTCGCGCCTTTTCTTGTATGTGCAACACAAATTAAAACTAGATCATAGTCAATTGCAATGGTTTTTAATTCTTCATAAAATTTTGGTTGTTCATATGGTGACATTCTTCCAATGAATGAAGTTGTAATATTGTCAATTACAATTGCCTGAACGCCTTTTAAAGCAACTGCATTTTTTATTTCATTAAAAAACACTTCAAATTTTTTTTCTTTTTCGGTCATTTGGTATTGTGTTGCAATTAAAATATTACTTAAAATTTTTTCTGCATTTTCAACACCAACTTTTTTATTAAGCATTGTGTTCAATGGTTCTAAATATTTATTTCTGCTTTCTTCTGATAAAAATAAAAGTGTTCTTTGTTTTGCTCTTAAAAGATCAACTAAAATAGTTCTAATAAAAGTTGATTTTCCATTTCCATACGGGCCTATAACAACACTTACTTCGCCACGCCTTAAACCATTGTGACTTTTAAAAAGTTCTAAGTTTGAATTTACATAAATTTTTTCATTAGATTTTTTGACCCTTTCAATTTCATCTGCGGTCAATGCGCCTTTAACTATTTTCACCTACTTCATCTCCAATTTTTTCCATAAATTTTAAAAAGTTTTTTTCTTTTATGAAAAAGTCAAAATCAATTTTCCATCCCCTATCAT